AAAACTTTGTTGAATGCAAAACCTCATGATGTTATCATCAGGAGCAGTGGTATAGGACCCAACGAGAATACATCAACACCAGACCTTTCCGCAGAGGACAGGAAGATAATAGAACAGAACGAAAGATTGCAGGGAGCGATCAATAAAAGTCAGGAGACACTGAGGCGTAACAGGGATCTGTATTTCAAAAGTGTGACAATGAACTCTATCCCAGGATTGAACGACAAGAGAAGGTTAACATCAGTCACGCAGATACAAATGGACGTGGTGGAACCTTCGGGCATCACATTACTGGAGAGGATCAGGGCCGCCGCCATCAACAACAACTTTCTTGATCATCTAGACGCTCCTTATTTGCTGACTGTGGAGTTCCAGGGGTTCGATGAAATGGGCAGACCCGCCAACACACAACAACAAAAATTCACCAAACGTGTGATACCTGTGAAGTTGGTGGACATGCAGATGGACGTGAACCAGGCGGGCACGGTCTACAGCATAAAGGCAATTCCATACAATGAATTCGCCTACGTGAACAGGTACAACTATCCAAGGACGTCAGGTACACTCAATCCCACAAACCGTTCTCTGAAATTTGCCGCTTTGGCGTTGGAGGACCTTTTGAACAAACAGAATGACGACGAGGCCAAGCAGGGTCTGGTTGGAATTCCCGACAAGTACGTGATCAGCATCCACGAGGATCTCAAACCTGAGAAACAATTGAGTCTGGACACCATAGAGACAGTGGGAATGGCATCAATGTCAGCGGTCACAGGTGCGGATGGCGGCTTCTATGTTGGAAGTGAAACTCCCATACCACCAGATGTGATGAAGATATCTCCCAACAACAGCATAGTCAAGATACTAGAGGAACTGATGAAGGGACATCCTGACTTCAGCGACAGCAAGTTCAAGCAGTTCAAACAGAAGGCCGCAAACACATTAGGTGATGCACAGACACGAGGTGGCGCACAGGCGGTGTTGGAAGAGGCAGAGAATTTCTACTTTGATTACTTCAGGATCAGGTCCAGCGTGGTGCCACAGAAAGAGTTCGACACGGTGAGGGCCACCAATCCAAAGATAGTGACGTTCACAGTGGAGCCCTATAAGGTACACGCATATTCACTGGCAATACCTGGGGTCAGCACAGGACAAAACTTCAAAGAATTCGTGTTCAAAACCTACAACTACATATTCACAGGCGAAAATTTAGATGTCTTGGATCTTGACATAAACTATAGGGTGGCCTACTTCCAGAGCAGGTTGAAGGACTTCCAAGCGGACACTGTGAGGAAGAACAAGATAGAGAACACAGGCACCAGTTCCACACAGGGCACAACGGCAGAAGAACATTTCACGGACGGGAACTTCATTACTAAATCCGAACCTGGCACAGCGAAATCAGAAGGCACAGGACTCACGGGAGGCACACCCACCGAACTGGATGCATTCCTGGACAGTCTTACCCATCCTCTTGCTGACATGGTTAACATCCGCATGGAGATACTGGGAGATCCAGCATGGTTGGGACAATCACAGTTCATCCCGGCAACGCCGGAACTATTTGGTACAGGCAGGCAACACAGAGACACCACAGTGGACTACTGGAGGGCGAACAGGGGAAACATTTGGAACGACAAGTTGAGATGTTACAACGCTGACCTGGCTGAGCCTATAATCATGCTCAACTTCAGGATGCCAACCGACATCAACAACGCAACAGGACTATACGAATTACAGAGTGATCAGTCTGCAGAATTCTCAGGACTGTACAGGGTCGTCCAGGTAGAACACAATTTTGTAGATGGCAAGTACACCAACGTTCTGCACTTGACAAGATTCAACAACCAAGGAGTCACTATTTCAAATCCTATTCCTAAAGCGGTGGTAATAGACAAGTCAGGATTATTAAGTAAAGTCGCCACCATCGATGAGGCAAAGAATTTCATCACACAGGCCAACGGATTCGTGAAACAGGCCAACGGTGCCTACAAAGACGTAATTAACATTGGTAGGAAATTCCAAAACCTACTGAAAGGAATTTTTAATGCTTAATGATTACCTGAAAGGTGACGCATCTACACCCAAGGCTCCTGGCGGAGACAAGTCATGGACTGGCTCAAACCCTGGACCATATCTAGGAATAGTGAAAGGCAACCAGGACCCGGCCAGGATGGGAAGGCTCAAGGTGTTCATACCAAGCCTAGCAAAGACTTCAGAACCCAACGAGAACCAACTGATCACATGTGACTACCTGGCACCATTCTACGGTGCGAAGGGCAACCAGTACACCAACGGTGCCAGCAGGCAGTACGAGGACAGCCAACACAGTTACGGTTTCTGGGCGGTGCCACCTGACATAGACACCAAGGTATTGGTTATATTCGCCGAGGGCAAGATGGAGCAGGCCTATTGGATAGGCTGTGTGCAGGATCCCTTCACAAACCACATGGTTCCGGGCATAGCATCCAGCACCAACACCTGGGACACCACCACGGGACAACAGGATGGTCCCCCGGGCACTCCACAGGCCAGCATACAGAAACAGAAAACATACGGCACGGACAACGTGCCCGCAGGTGAACTCAACAGGAACACACCAGGTGCACTTACGAACAACAACTATGAGGCCACACCAAAACCCATACACCCGCTGGCAGATGTGCTACTGCAACAAGGATTGATAAAGGACGCTGTAAGGGGTACAACAACATCGTCGGCAAGGAGGGAGACCCCCAGCCAGGTGTTCGGCATCAGCACCCCGGGAAGGAAAAATACAAAGACACGAAAGAGAAAAGTTGGCGCGAAAGATTCAGAACTACAGGATCATGTTTCACGTGGAATAGGACACACCTTTGTGATGGACGATGGAGACATTGCCGGTGACAACCAATTGACGAGGATAAGGACGGCCAGCGGACACCAATTGCTCATGCACGACACGGATGGAGTGGTTTATCTTGCAAATGGCTCAGGTAAAGCGTTCATCGAAATGGAGAAAGATGGCACGGTGAACGTGTTTTCGGAATCTGGAATAAATCTAAGGACGTCGCAAGATTTCAATCTCCATTCTGACAGGAACATCAATTTCCATTCTGCCGGAAACATAAACTTCACCTCAGAGAACAATGTCAATGTAAACTCGGAGGGCTATGTATTCACAATGGGACAAAAGGGCATATTGAGTTCTTCACAGGCAGGTGCGGTTAGAACTTTTGGAAGTGTGGGCATATCATCATACACCAATGGAACACAATTACACGGTGCAGGAGGCAGGATTGACCTTGCTGGATCACAGGTGCACTTCAATTCAGTCGGTGCTAGGAGTTCGTGGGGTCCGACATGGTTGAAACCAGATGCAGTTGGGATCAAAGTCACCAACGGTCTGATAGACGTGGACAGCATCCAACCAATCAAGCAAGGCGAAGTCAACAAAAAAACGAACAAGACCACAGTGTCTGAGTTCGTCACCCATGAACCTTATGACAGGAAAAGTTCAACACAACGTAAAAAAGAACTTATAAATGAAATGGTTCTAGAAATAAAGAATTCAAGTCCTGGTCTTTCTGCAACTGAGTTGTCCTTGATCAAAAACGAACTACAAAAACAACCAAGCATAGCCTCTGTGTCTGAAAAATTTAGCAGAGTGGTCAAACTGAATGATAACATCAATGTAAATGTAAGGAAAGTGACAGATCTCGCCAACAAGGCCAAAAACATAGATAACATCATCAAGAACAATATTAAGAATCAAGCAATGAACTTTGTGCAAGGACAGATAGCATCGGCGGTAAGTGCGGTGAGAAGTTTCTTCAGATTTTAGAAAGTAAATATAGCATATGGCATACGGAGATGACACAAACACGGGAACGGACAAGACAACCACGTTCAAGGGTTTCAGTTCCAGGGCAACACAACAGAACTACAAACTGTACGACTTCGAGGTGGCCAAGCAAGACCTCATCAACAGGTTGAGCGTGAGGAAGGGCGAACGTGTGGAGAACCCAGAGTTCGGCACTATAATATACGATGCATTGTTTGAGCCATTCACGGAAGATCTCAAAAACGCCATTATTGACGATGTCACGGACAATCTAAACGCAGATCCACGCATAGCCACGGAGGAGATATTGGTCACAGAGCAGGACAAAGGCATCGCGATCCAGGCAACTATCACCTATGTGCCCCTGAACATCACCGAGAAATTACGCTTCGCATTTGACGAGAACTCGCTTCTGCGTCTTTCTTAAACTACGCACTTAATTTAATTTATAAATATCCATACAAACAGTATGGCCACAACAGACAGACAGAACAGACTACTAGTAGCGGAAGATTGGCGCAAGATCTACCAGGCCTTCCAACAGGCGGATTTCAAATCATATGACTTCGAGACACTGCGTAGGACCATGGTGTCATACCTACGTGAAAATTACCCAGATGATTTTAATGATTTCGTGGAAAGTTCTGAGTATGTTGCGCTGATAGATTTGATAGCCTACATAGCACAGGCACTGTCTTTCAGGACAGACCTAAATGCCAGGGAGAACTTCCTTGAAACGGCAGAGAGAAGAAACTCTGTATTGCGATTGGCAAGGCTTATTAATTACAATGCCAAAAGGAATTTACCAGCAACTGGATTGCTGAAGATAGATTCTATATCTACAACACAGAATGTAAACGACAGTTCAGGTACTAACCTAGCAGACCAGACCATAATCTGGAATGACAGTGCAAACTCGAACTATAGGCAACAGTTCACAGCCATATTGAACGCGGCCAACCAGACGGGACAACTGTTTGGAAACCCTAGGGAGAAACAATCAGTCGGCGGTGTTGACACAGAGGTGTACACGCTTTCAACCAACCAGTCTGATCTACCAATCTATCAATTTACTAAAGACATCGGCGGTACGGCAAGGACTTTCGAAATTGTTCCTAGCACGGTCAATGATTCGGAATCGATCTACGAATCAGCACCAGTGCCTGGTTCAGGACTTACGTACACATACAGGAACGACGGTGCTGGTGATGGATCTGTGAACACAGGATACTTTTTCTTATTCAAGCAAGGTGTCATGGAAAACAATGAATTTACAGTGGACACGGCCATTACAAATTATGTGAGAAGTTTAACAACATCTAACGTGAACAACACCGACGTGTGGTTGTACAAACTCGATCAGTTCGGACAGATCTTGGAACAATGGGCAAAGGTGCCGGCACTTGCTGGAAACAACGCAATCTACAATTCACTTTCGAAGGATGAAAGGAATACCTACAATGTGGTGACCAAGGCCGATGACACTATTGACCTTGTGTTTGGTGACGGCAACTTCAGCAATCTTCCTTTGGGCACTTTCAGAACTTATTACAGGGTATCGGACAACGCCAAGTACGCGATCCAACCGGGCGACATGCAGGGCATCACATTATCAGTGCCGTACCTGGACGCAAACGGTTCACAACAGACTCTAAGCATAGGTCTAAGCCTAAAACAGTCTGTGTACAACTCGGCGGCGTCTGAGTCCAATGACTCAATAAAGGAGAAGGCAGGACAGGTATATTACTCTCAGAACAGAATGATCACAGCAGAGGACTATCAGGTTGTGCCATTGAGTGCTTCACAAGAAATCGTCAAGGTGAGATCAGTGAACAGGAGCGCATCGGGGATATCGAGGGCGAAAGAGATTCTAGATCCAACAGGCGCATACTCAAACGTCAGCGTGTTCGCAGAGGATGGCATATTATACAGAGAAGAATCAGCACCCACTTTCACATTCTCATTCAACAACAGGAGTGAGATCAAGTCGGTCATAGACAACTCCGTTGAGACAAAACTAAAGTCAGCATACGCCAGACAATTCTATTATGACAAGTATGACACAAAATCAGTAACTTCACTGACTGCCACATGGAATTCATCGACCACAGGCACCAACACCAACACAGGTTACTTCACATCGGGCGGCGCACTGGCCATAGGTGATTCGGCAACCAGTAATTTGAAATTCGCAAAAGTAGGCGCACTGGTCAAATTCACGTCACCGGACACTAGAGAATTTTTAAATGGCAAATTGGTCACAGCGGGCACAGACAACGCTGAAGACAGAGCGTGGGCCAAGATAAGTGCTGTAGTAGGCGATGGATCGAACAGTGGGCAAGGTAATCTAGATTCCGGCGCGGGTCCGGTCACTTTGAACGATATTGTACCTAATGGTGCGGTTGTAAATGCCGTGATACCGAACTTCACAACATCTTTCGCTACAACACTAGAAAACAATTTGATCGACAGGATAGAGAATTACGAAGACTTCGGACTA